CCAGTACCACAGAGAAGGATAAACATAGCCTCATCGAAGGACTTAAGGTCATCTACGGCTAGGTAGCTACAGTTGTACATACATGTGTTGTCACGTTCAGCAGCAGGGCCAGCTGTCATGAGTGAACGCATAGAGGGCATCACCTCTAGGCCAAGGATGGCTTGCTCTAAGTCGTACTTAGTCTTAGGGTCAACCATGTCACGAATGACATTGACAGAGAACCGTGTCACTGTGTCATCCCATGACTCACGTCCAAAACCCTCATGGTACTTAGCATACCGTGACTTGTGAATGAATGATTGATAGTCAGTTGGTAGTTGGTTGCTCATTTGAGTTCTCTTCCTCGGTTATCTTTGTCTTCGTCTAACCACACTAGGCGGTCAATGTCTGATCTACTTAACCCAATGTCATTCAACTCTCGTGTTGTCAACATGTTAAGTTGTTTGATGGCATTACGATGTTCCCGCCATGTAGCTAAGAAGTTCCAGTACCTACGTATCCAACTCATCTATTATCTCCATTCCCTTTAATCACGTCACGTTCCTTACGGCTACTTAGTTTGTCAATGTTCAAGGCAGCTATCTCATCTAGGTTATAACCAATGTCATTACATATGTTAGTTAGGTACCACAGCACATCCCCTAATTCCTTGGCTACCTCATGACGATTGAATACACCGTCACGTACTTGCTTCTTAACCTTCTCTGCTACCTCACCAGCTTCCCCACATAAGCCCAGTGTTGGGTACAGAACCTTATGTGTAGCTGGGTAGATCGCAAAGCTTACAGCCTTTCCTTGGTACTCTTTAAAGTTCATTCCTCTATCCTTTTCCATTCTTCCATCTCTGCGTCTAGATTAAAGTAGTCATCTAAGTCAAGAAGATTCTCGTCTATCAGGAATTGTACTATGAGTAGCTCTGATATTTCGTTCTGCTCTAACAATAGTGTCAGTCCATAGTTCTCTACGAGAGCACGAAGTTTACTGTCTAAATCAAACATTGTCAATCACCATTAGTTCATATCCGCACTATAGTTAAGGACGATAGGATCAATAGACTTGTCGAAGTACTGGACCATACGGTAGGCACTGTCGAAGTCCTCAAGTACAATCTCTTCCTCACCCATGGTGCCATCATCATACTCAACCAGACATAGGTTGTAACAACCATCGTCATCGTCATTTGAGTAGGGTCCGTTAATTACCTTGTGTAGTTTAAGTTTCACTTCTTCTTCTCCTTTAACCACTCAATGGGTATAGTTTCTCTAGCATACTGGAAACCATGTTTGTCACACCAGTCACCGTATGAACTCTTAGCTCCCTTATAAAGCTTAGCCCTAGGGTTACTGAAAACGAAACGAATGTCAAGCTCTGAATGCTGTGCCTTGACAAATAAATGTTTGGTTCTGTCTGATGAAATGAACCGTCCCTTTGTTTCAATGATGATACCGTTACTGAGTACGAAGTCAGGAGTGTATGTACGCATACGTAGGTCTTGCCACTTAAGCTTGACCTCCTCGTATTGAAACTTAACCTTTCGTTTGTTGAGGAAGTCAGCTGTTCTCTTCTCTAAGCCTGATCTGAAACGCATTTAGGTGGCTCCCATATCTGCCCTACATGTCGTCGTAACCACAGTAGCCTAGCATTCTCAATGACACGAGCCTCGTCACCACCGTAGGCATGAAGGCATTCAAGGTACATATCTTCGTCACTGTGAGCATCAAGGAGTATCTTCTCTGCCTTCTTAGGTCCGATACCATACAAGCCAATGATGTTATCAGCTTTGTCACCTGTAAGGATCTGAGTGTAGAAGAACTTAGCACCCTCACGTTCTGACATAGTGACTAAGGTACGGCGTGTAGGGTTGTAGTGATGACAAGGGATCTGAAGCATGTCCTTGTCGATAGATACTACAGTGGTGTCAGGCCCCTGATCGGTAGCCCATATGCCTAACAAGTCGTCAGCCTCTTCACCCTCTGACACAATGGCATCCCAGTTATCTATCATGTGTTGACGGATGGGTTGTAGGTGCTGAGGTTTTGGTGTGTCCTTGCGGTTACCTTTGTATGGGTAGGAGATAGCATAGTCGAACCTGAAGTTACCCTTACCTGTAAGGAATACTTGATAACCCTCAGGGTCGATCTCCCACATTACTTCCTCTAAGGCCTCCTCCATGATGCTGTCTAGCTTGTCTAGTGCATCCCCTACTGGGTCATTCTCACATGAGAAGGCTGCACGGTAGGCAAAGATGTCACCGTCAACCAGAACTTTGGTCATTCCATTTCTCCTAGTATATCTTTGAACACGTAGTCTATGCTTGTACCTGTGGCACCGCAGTATATTAGTAGCTTCAGCCCTAACTCTTGGGTTAAGGCTGCTGTCTTATCATCAAGGTCGAAGGTGCAGGTAGCACTGCCATCTTCATGTTCAGTCAACTCTGTGACTTTCATTGTACCTACCTCAGTCATCTAACAAAGCCTTCCAAGCCACAGGAAACAGGGGTTGCATGATAGTATTGATCTGATCGGCTACAACACGTGTCTCTGCCTGTGTGTCAGGCTTACACCGTAAACGACACATGTCAGCAAAGGCATCAAGGCTACCTGACCAGTACCATTCAGTCATAGTTGACTGTGGTAGTACCATACGTGCTTGCTCTTCACATACACCCCTGTCTAGCAACTCTTGGTAAGTGATCAGGCTCTTTGCATTTGCGGCTGTAACCTTCTCAATAGATAAGTTACCAACAACGTCTGACACAGTGCCACCTGATCCTTGTTTCTTATCATCAGCTGCTTGACGGTAAGTGTCAGGGTAAAAGAACTCAATGTTATCCGTGACATAACGTCTAGATATTTCATTCCAACGTAGAAACTTATGCTTCACTAGCTGACGTGCTACAAAGATAGGTGCCTTGACGTGAAAGGATGCGAAGGCATGACCAAAGGGGCTGATGTGCTTATGTTTAGCTAGATAATTGATGAGTTTCTTGTCACCTTTACTCATGTCGTATGTACCAAGCACAAGGTTAGTACACACCAGCTTGGAAGTCTTTCCAAAGGATACACGGGCAGCGTTAACTACAGATAGATCGTCGCCCATGTGATTGACGTAGGTTGTTTCAATCATTTATCTTAACTCCAATACAGTCGATTGTTTCTGATTTGTCATTGACCATAACAGACGCATGTCTTAACTCAGCCCTGCACAATGTCTCGTTATCGAAGGTATCTAAGTGGTGGTACCTTACACCTTGTTCAGGGATTACTTGTAACCACAACAACAGGAACACCATAGTCTACTCTCCTTTAATAGTAAGTAGGCGAGACCATTACAGCCCCGCCTTTGTAGATAGTTACCAACGATCTTCAGCTGATGCCATCTCTTCATAGGGTACATGCTCAACTACACCTAGCTTCTCTAGTCGTACTGAGGCTGTTGCCCCTTCACCGTAGATAGAGATCTTAACCTTAGCCTTGGTACCGTTACCTAGTGCACCGTCCTCAACGAAGTCCCAAGTTGTATTGGTTGTACCCTTGGTCACAGCTGGGGCACCACCGAAGTCTTCGATACCTGATGGGTGGATGTTAGGACGTTTAAGCTTCATACCGATACGGTCATTAGCTGCAGGGATAGGCTTGATCATCTGGTTACCCATGGCTGTCTCAGGGAAACCCATAGCTACCATGCGATTAACTTCATCGCTGTCCTTAGGTACGAACATCACGTTGAACTGACCTTGTGTCGAAGTGTGATACTCACTGTCGTCCATGTTATCCTTGAATACACGGGCGTAATATAGTTCACCTTCGAAGATACCGTATTTAGATTTAGCCATGCTTAGTCTCCTTTGTTGCATGTTAGATGATTAGTAATAAAGATGGTTAGTTGTACTGTCAAGACAAAAACGACAGGAAAAGCTACAGTTATGTAAGGTAACATTAGTGTGTGTCCTTCCAGTTGCGTCCAATGTCAGTCGAGCCAGCTAATGGGCAGACCATATCGAACTTAATTCCTACGTCAACAAAAGATTGTCGTTGTATCTCACCTAATTTCTCAGCTGTTGCATATGTACCACATACCTCAGTCTGCCATTCATCGTGAGGCCATGTCACTAGCTTGAAGTCAATGCCCATCTGCTTAGCTTGACGCACCCACTGTAGTGCTGAGTGTTTCATGATGACTGACTCACCGTTCTGTAACATACCAGCTAATGTCTTGTGCTCGGAGGGTACGATAACCTTACGTCCGTCTAGTCCCTTGAACCAACCACGTTTAGCTACATGAGGTATGACCTTCTTCTTCAGGGTAGCTAAGCCTTCAATAGATTGTGTAAAGTTTTCAACAGCTTGACCTGCCTCACGTTGGTTGACACCTAGTATCTGTGAGATCTTAGCTGTACCTGCCCCTAGCAAGAAGGCATAGATGAATGTCTTTGCGTCGTCACGTGTGACATGAGAGATGCCTAGTGCTTTCTTGTTGAGGTTATGAATGTCTGTCTCATCCTCTTTCTTTCCTGACACAATAGCATGTACGTATTCCTCTGACTTCATCAGGTGTGCCAGTACACGTAGCTGGATGCCTTCAGCATCAGTACCCACTAGGTAGTTGCCATCCTCTACCTTCCATAGCTCCCTGAACTGACCGTCATACCGTGCCTTAACTTCTTCTACTGGGGTACGAGGTGTGCCATGGAAGGCTGATGGGATGTTAGCTTGGTTAGGTGCTGAGTGTGCCATACGTCCTGTCCATGCACCAATGTGACTGAACCTACCATGAATACGTTTGTCCTCACCACAGTGCCCTAGCCACTCAACCAGTGAGCTTCGGCGTCCTTCCAGTGTCAACCACTCAGCTAACCTCTTGCCACCCTCAGGGGCTGTGTCAGGGAGTGTGTTAAGGTTTACCTCAGATAGTGTCCATCCGTACCTTGCGAACTTATCTCCACGATCAATCATTACGTTACCCCTTCATTGTTTTATAGACAGCACCACGACTACAACCCAGTTCCTTAGATATAGCTGTAGCACCCATACCACTAGACCACAGTTCTCTTATCTTGTCGTGGTCCAGACTAAAAGGTCGCCCTTTGTAGACACCCCTAGCCTTGGCAGCTTCGATACCAGCACGTGCTTTTTCTCTCCACCCAGCTCTTTGATTATGTACTTTGTCATGGCAACTTAGACACAATTCTACGAGATTAGACAAGATGCTTGGACCACCTAAGGAAACTGGGACTATGTGATGTGCTTCTGTTAAACCCTCAGTAAAGCAAACAGAACACCTATTTGCACTCGACAACGCCTTTCTTTTAATATTATCTCCACGATCTTTGTTGATGTCTTTGTTCACGGTCATATCCTATGTGTCCTTTTGTTTTCTCTACTGGTGTCCACCCTGCTTCCCATAGCCTGTCGATACGCATCTTAGGGGAGGATGGTTTAAACTCTATCCAATCGTAGCACACTAGGTCAGGTGGATTGTATGACCAATCAACTCTTGTCTGAGGGTACTTCTCTTGTGCCTTTGTTACGTTACTCATTAGTTCACCGTCTTTCTTACGGCGATACTTGATACGGTTAACCTCTTGCAGCTGAGGTGGGAAGTCAACTTGGAAGCCATCCTCTAGCTCGAACATGCGTAGCTCTACCTCATCCAGTAGTGTCTCAGCCTTAGCATCATCGAAGGAGAAGCCATGTGCTGTCATCTCTTCACATAGGATCTGGATGTCATGCTCACAACGTATAGCATCTTGCCAATCAGGGTCAGCTATAACCTTCTTAAATTTTTTGTATAGTTGTACCGTCACCTCGACATCTTGATGGCAGTAGTCAACCATCTCCTGTGTCAGTACCTCGAACTGATCGAAGCCTATCTTGAACTCACCTAGACGTTGACCCCATGCCTTAAGGCTGTGACCCTTACCATCTAGGGTGTAATCAATAAGGCGACTGAGAATAAGAGTGTCACTAACCATAGAAGGACATATGCAACCCTTTCTGACCAGCTTATTGATAACAGGTACATCAAACCCAATCCCATTGTGGAACACAAAAGTATTAACTGTGCTAACGAATGTAACAAAACGTTCCTCCTCTTCCTCTACGTGTGACACATTAAGGAACTCATATGTTTCCCCTGTGTCTACATCCTGTGCGCAGATGACATGGATACGGGTAGCATCTAATGCATCTGTCTCTATGTCCATTGCTACTGTCTTCATCTATTTGTCATCCTCTTCATCATCGTCATCACCGAATAGTTCTTCTGACAACATCATGACCACTGTCCACGGCCACACTAGGCTGTGCATGACAATACGTTTGGTGTTAGCATCATCCCTGTCCATGAGGTGAAAGATCGTTAGCACGTGGACGTAGTGGAAGTAGATACCTAAGAAGTATATACCACCAGCTACGTATGCCATGTTAATATTGTCCATACTTTTCTTCCAATGTAAATGAGTTAGGGTTGAACTTGAGTTGACCTGCATACCCTGTAGGTCCAACGGGTCTGTTCTTTGTGACCAGCAGTTGGGTTGTATTCCTTTCATCTATGTCCTCTGACATCTTGTCCCGTTGTAACTCAACGACAACTGATGCACGTTGCTCAATCATACGACAGTACTTGACGGCACCATCGTCGTTAGTGTGTCCGATTGTAACGATCCCTATACCTAGCTCAGCTGCTAACTTAGATAGCCTGACAGATAGGTCAGCTAGGAATTGTTCCTTACTCTCGTCACCACCCATGTTGGCAGCTATGTCTTGGATAGGTTCGAAGAACACATACCGTACACCACATGCCTGAGATAGATAACGTATGTGACCTAGTATATCAAGTGGGTCATCCTCATCGTTCAAGAAGAACTGATAGAACCTTTCATTCTTTGTCAGGTTATGGATGGAATCCCTTACTGCATCCTCGCACTGTTCTTCCTCAATCAGATCCTTACGTGTCACGTTCTTCTTCATGTCGTATGACACCAAGCCTAGTAGTGTACGCAGTTTGGTTTCTTCCATGTGCCATGCAGCTATGCTGATGTCGGGGTGGTTCTTAAGGATGTTGAACTCAAGGTAACGCATGAACTCTGTCTTGCCTATGCCTGTCTGTGCCTTGAACAGTGTGAAGTGTCCCTGCATGAGGCCCATACATAGGTCGTCGAAGTCACTGATGCCTGTCGGTACATACACATGATCATCAGCTGAGTTATACATCTTAAGGAATTGATCAGGTGAATTGATGATGTTCTCAGGTGTGTACTTCTTAGCATTGAACCATGCGTTGAAGTAATCCTTACCCATGCCAGCCTGTAGGAACTCATTAGCATCCTTATACTTGTCATGTTGTACACGGTACACCTTGTTCGGGTATAGGTTAGCTATGCGTTGAGCCACAGCATTCCCTTGGTCGTCATGCTCAATGGATAAAACGATCTTATCAAAG